ACCCTCAAACTTTCTGCAAAAGTCTCCGTAGACAGGTTGTAATTCTTCACGTGAAGGCAATGTTGCACATGATAGGACCATAGTCGGAATCTTATTATTCGACCAGTTATTATGTATCACTTCGTGCAATTCATGGGATTCATAATCCAAAGTGATAGTTGGTTCATCCCAATACCACAATATATCTTCTTTTTTGTTAAATGCCAACATATAGTTCATGGCCGGTAGATACGATTGAATGTCTGTGATAATGATTTTTACCTTTTCACCATTGCTATTGTCAACTTTAAATATCCCACCTGATTTGCGATGTCTAACAAAATCAGTGACCGCATAGTAATGTAGGCGAATATCATCTGGAGTTTCGCATCCAAAAGCAATGGCGATAGGTATTTCCAACGCAATACAAGATTTTGCCAATTGAAGACCAACGTGTTTTGCGGCACATGTAAATATAAGCGTTTTTTGATTTACTAATCCAACAGGAGTCATTGTTTTACCAGTTCCAGTTGGTGCTTGATACAATATTAGTTTGGGGTCTTTATTGCCTTGAATTAAATCAAACATTTTTTTTTGATGACGAAATAAGGATACGTCATTGTATTCAGTTAAAAGATGGTTTTCCTCAATGTATTTGTGGGAATGTTTTATTAAATTGGTGATATCAATGCTTTGTTTAAATGTATCCAAAACATAATCTACAAATTTCAACAATAAATAGTTTACTAATTTAACCTTGCGTTTAGACAATTGAAGAAGGGAGTAATAGTAATAACACTTCTTAGATAAACTACTTGTTTTAAAATACATTGTAAGTTGTTCCATTAATACATTTTCAAATATATTTGTTTTCTTTAATATTTCATTGGTATTTACCTTGCGTATTCTTATCTTATTTGCTTTTTTGATATTTAGTTTTTTTATATTAATTCTAAGTTTATACTTAAGGCGATGTTCTTTTATTATTTTGTGTATTGGTTCTTCGTAATATTTGTTGTAAAAGTATTTATGGAAGTCTTCGTAGTCTTCTACATTAATTTTAAGGTATCCAATCAATGAGTTGTTTGGATTTTCAGTTGCATTTGTGTTGTAATACGAGCGATTTATAAATTTAAGTATATACAACTCCTTTTTATTTATGGGTAATTCCAAGAATTCCCATTCACTTTTGGTTAGTTTTTGTTGAGTTAGATTCATTGTTATTAATAAGTCTTAGTGTTTATGTTTTATTAATATAATTGTTAATATATTAATAAATCAATTTTATGGATAAAACATATGAGTGTCAGTGTCTGTTTTAATGTAGGTGTCTGTATATATGTTAATCTATTCTGTCTTTTAATAAATTGTTGTAAAAATGACTAGGTGGTTTAAACTTTAAAATGTCTAATTCATCGGTAGTAGTGGGAAACTCATCTCTCCCATATATGTCTTGAAGAAGCAACCATTCAAACATTCCTCCTTTGTAAGCAAAAACGTTACAAAACCCTAATGAAATCAACTGTTTTTGTTTTTTTTCTATATTTTCATCACATCCATGTTTTCCATATACAATAATATGAACGTATTTGTTTGTTTTTAAACATTCGTTTATTACATTAACTTCATTTTTCACGTCTATTGTATGTTTTATTAAACAGCCTTGTTCATATTCTTTGAGAACGTTTATTAATATAGTGGAATTTGTATTGGTTTGCTTGTTTTTTATGATATGTTGGACGTCTTCAAAATTGTAATTTCTACTTTGCTGTTGTCCCATATATTTGTTAATATTATTAATAGTATTGTATTTAAATAAAAATATTCAATCTTTATTTTGTTAGTTGGATAATGTAAATAATAAAATTATTCGTTAATTTTATAATTTTGTATTTATAGTTAATTAATTAAAATTATCATTATATTAATAAATAAAATTTAATAAATTAAATTTATGGTTTGGTTAATAAAATTATGATTCTATTAATAAGTTATAGTTTATATTAGTTAAATTAGTTGGAGTATGCAAGACCACCCATTCCACTCATTACGCGAAGAACGTTGTAGTTAGTGGCGTATACGCGAACCTTGGCAGTTGCCGTGTTACCGATGGCAGCAGCAGAAACAACAAGTTGAAGAGTTGCGTTATCGATACGACTGAAGTTACAGGTTCCAGATGGCTGGTGTTCTTCAGGGCGAAGAGCGAAGGAATAGCAGTTAATTCCGGCATCTGGAGAGCGTGTGTGGTGTTGGTATGGCTGAACAACGTCGAAGTATGAACCTTCACGTTCACTGAATCGGTCTTGTCCGTTAAGTTGCAACTTGGCAGTAACAACTGGATTTTCACCCCAACAGTGCATCTTAAGGGCGGTTTCGGCAAGAACGAAGGCACCGGCATCAGATACACCAGAGGAAGCAGTTGCTCCCAAAGCACCAGATACATCGGCATCAACACCATCGGAGTTGGAAGCATCCATGGCACCAGCATCGGCGAACATACCGTGATCACCGATAACATTGGTAACTTGTGCGTTACTGGAGAAGGCGCGGATGGAGTGTGGAAGAGCATCCAAAGCATCCGTGTAGTTAAATGGCTGAGCACCAAGAGCAGCGTGAAGTGCTTGGCCAGCTACGAAAGAATCACAGTAACTGACGTTAACATCTGGCTGAACGACCCAAACAAGTTCTTTGCATGGGTGATTGAAGTTAAGTTTAACTTTGTTACTGGAGGAACCGATGGATTCATCACCAGTGAACTGAAGTTGTTCAATCAAATATTCGTGTGGGTTTTGGGCCATGCGACGACGTTCATCGGTGTCCAAAAAGATGTAGTCAACATACAAGGATGCGGCTACAAGGGATTTGCTGTAGGCAGCAGTTGATTTGTGGTTACCGGTTCCGGAGTCGGCTACCATGTCAACGGCGAACAAACATTCGTCCAATGGGCGAAGTTCGATGTTGATCTTAACTTCGTGGTATTGAAGTGCGATCAATGGAAGTGCAAGACCAGGGTTGCGGCAGAACCAGAATTGTAGTGGAACGTACAAAGTGGTTTCTGGAAGTGCTTTGCGTGGTGCGCATACAGCTTCTGGAACAGAGGCAGATGAGCAGGCAGTTGCGACTTCAGCGAAGTCAGGGTCGGTCAAGTAAGTAAGCTGAGTGGTGTTACCAATCATCTTGTTGTAACCATCTTCTTGTTCAGAAGTAAGGGTAAGCTGGTTCCACAAGTGCATCCAGTCACCGTATTGTCGGTCGATACGTTGTCCTCCGATTTCTACTTCAACCATGGATACCATTTGTTCACCTGGACAGTCCAACCATCGTGCGTGTGCTGAATCGGAACTGCTGATTTCAGGAAGAGTTACCTGAAGGTAAGTTCGGTATGCAAGATCACCATTTCGCGATACAGTGCATTGAACACGACGACCGAAGTCGGCTTGACCGTTGAAGGTCTGTTCAATGGATTCCATTGCGAAGTTAGTGTGTCTGCGGTATGTAACCTTCCAGAAAGTGATCTGGGGATTACCAGTTAGATACACATCTTGTGCGCCGTAAGCTACTAGTTGCATGAGTCCTCCTCCCATATTATAATATAACAAAAGAAAAAAATTTTTAGATTTTACACATTAAATCGATTTTTTATACCTATTTTTTAGATAGAGTAATGATTTTTTCTAAACCAAACCAAATTTTGTATATTTTACACAAAAATTAGTTATTTAATATTTGATTGATATCCAAATTCTCACTCATAAACCGTCTTAAATAAGAATCCAAATATACTTCTTTTTGATTGTTATGCTTTTTTTTAAATACATAACAATTATCCGCTTTTTTAATAGACCACCCGTTTTCTAAAGCATTGTATAATAATGTCATTTTCTGAAGCTTTATCAAATCAATATTAGTTATTTCCTTTTCATTAAATACGATTTTGTTTGGATTATCCATTATATATTGAAAATGATTTTTATAAATAATGAATTTACGAATTATTGCTTTGTAAAATAATGATTTTGCTAAACAATTTACCAAAACTATCAATTAAATAGAAGAGTTGTATGTATATTATTAATGCCGAATTTTAAGCCTAAAAATCAAAAAAAGTTGGCTGTTAATAAACATAGTATAACTACACTAGACAACAAACATGATGAAAAAATGAAGGAATTTAAAGAAATTTCAGATAAAGGTTTGCCTAATTTAAAAGTTAAAATCAAACAACTAAAGCACCGTATCCAAAAAAGCAAAAATATGAAGATAGAACAGCGATTGGATTTGGAAGACCAAATAAAAGATTGTAAGTTAAAGATAAAACAGTTGAAAAATAAAAAGAAAAAGTATTTACTAAACAATTCTGATTTAATATTTGATTACTTTGAAAAAAAGAAGAATTTAAGTGATGGTAAAACAAACAAAAAGAAGATTTTACACTCTTTTTTTAGTAAAACAGATGAAAAGATAGATGTTAAAAACAATAACGATACAATCGTTCAACGATATTTCAATAATATTGATAACAAAATAATAGATATGAAAAACTATGAAATCAATTATGAAATATGTCCTAAATGTTCCGGTGAATTGGTTCAAGTTGAATCAGAAGGTATATTGATATGTAAAAAATGTAGTTATCAAAGTAAGTTTCTAATAGAACATGAAAAACCATCTTATAAGGAACCACCTAAAGAAGTTTGTTTTTATGCTTATAAACGTATCAATCATTTCAGAGAAATACTGGCTCAATTTCAAGCAAAGGAAACTACACAAATCCCCGATGAAGTTATTGATAATATTAAAAAACAAATAAAAAAGGAAAGATTAACGCTTGAAAACATGGACAACAAGCGGGCAAAGGACATCTTGAAAAAGTTGGGTTATAACAAGTATTATGAACATATTCCATTTATTAAAGATAAATTGGGAATAAAACCTCCTGTTATGCAACCAGAATTAGAAGACAAGTTGTGTAATTTGTTTATGGAAATTCAAAAACCATATAGCAAACATTGTCCAGATAGTAGGGTGAATTTCTTAAATTATTATTATGTCTTGTATAAAATGTGTGAGTTGTTAGATGAGCATAGTTTTCTGCCTTATTTTCCGATGTTAAAAGACCCGGTAAAAAGAATAGAACAAGATGAAATATGGAAAAAGATTTGTTTGGAGCTAAATTGGGAATTTATTCCTACTCTTTAATTTAATCTACTCTTTAATTTAATCTACTGTTTAATTTAACCTACTGTTTAATTTAATTAAATTATTACTATTATTGTTATAAGTAATAATTTAATGTATAATAATCTTTATTATTGGATTATGAACTTTATTATTGGATTATGATTTGATATTTACATACCCATTCGTGGGAATCCAACAAGGTTGGCACCGATACCGAATCCAGCACCGGAACGGGCAGATACTCCCATAGATGGAACATATGTGTCCAAAACAGAGAAGGTAGCAGCAGCGGTCAATGAAATCAACAAAACTTCGTCCAAGTTCAATGATCTCTTTGGGATGGCGTAGGCAGCAATAGCAACCATTAAACCTTCAACTAAATATTTCACAACACGACGGAGTAGTTCTCCTAAATCAAAAATTTCTCCTAATTTGTCAAACATATTATATAATAAATAAATAAAAAAAAACTTAAACAATAAAGATATTATATATGTATAATGGCAGAAATGGCTTACCAAAATAAAATGAACGCCGATGGCACCGAAAACCCTAAGTATGTTGACTTGTTGGAAGAAGACAAGGCAATATCAGGACAGAAATTTGTGTGTGTATCGTTTGTTAGTCCTGAAAATATCTTGAAACGTCGTGAATTGTTTATGTTTGAAGAATTTCTTAAAAACTATGATTTTTCCAAATCCATGGAGAAGTTTTCACAATTCCTTAACTTTTTGTCTTACAAATACAATCTTAATTTTGAAACATTGATGGGTGATATGCAGGAGTTTGTGAAAAGTGAAAAAGATGACCTTAAAACAAGTGATATCTATGATTCATACAAAACGTTTTTGGACAACCATGAAAACGATTTGGACGATGAATTTAACAAGCAAAACAATTTTCAAACAAGTGTTCGTGGATTAAAGGTCCGTGGTTCTTATTCTACTCAAGAAGAGGCTGAATTGAGATGTAAATTGTTGCGTGAAGTAGACCCAAATCACAATGTCTATGTTGGTCCAGTAGGAGTATGGATGCCATGGGAACCAGAAGCATACAAAACCGGACGTGTAGAATATTTGGAAGATGAACTTAATCAATTGATGCATGAGAAAAATACCAACGAAGCAAAGGCAAAACAAGAGTTTGAAAAGCGTATTCAAGAAACAAAGAGAAAGGCAATTGAAGAAAATGTTAAATTGGCCAGAGAAAGTGGAAACAAACTAACACAGCGATTGGATAAGGAAGGTAATTTGGTAGGTGTAAATAATACAATGGAAGAAGATTTGAAACAGTTGGAAGATACTAGTTCAGAAGGTATCAAAAAGGCTTTGTTTGAAGGAGACAATATTGTTCGCAAAAAACAAGACTAAGTGATTCACAATAACATACATAACAAACAACAACAAACAACAACAAACAACAATAATAAATAAACTAATAAAATTATAGAAAATTTTTATATTTTCTATAATTTTATGAATGAATTACCAGCGATTCTTTTTAACATTGATGCGGGGTCCTTTGTTTTTTCTGGCGGCATTAGGGTCATATGCATCTTCTTCGTCATCTGAACCCAATCCCTTTGACATTTCCCAAAACTCTTTTGCTCCTAAACGAAACTCGCCATGAGCACTTGCCTTATACCAAAATATCTGGTCTTCTAAACGGTTTGATTTGGCATTATTTGATATAACCAAACATTCATAGTTTTCAGTACATTGGTCCATGACTTGACAAAAACTTTCAAACGTAGTAAACATACCAGCAAAGTTTTCATAAATACGTTTACGATTAGTAAGATAAGGTTCTCTTAATATAAATGTGTAGTCAATATTGGTTCGTAAATTAGGAGGAACCCCCAATGGATACTGCATAGTAATAACGAGCATAATCTTCCAATGACGTCCATTCATAAAAAGCAATCGCATCAACTTATCACGTGACCATGTATTATCGTACAAACAATCATCTAGAATTACAAACGCTCTTGGGTCTATACTAGATTTACCATAAGCATTTTTCTCTTTCTTGATTTGCTTAATTACAATTT